GCCATATCCCGATCGGCGCCATGGCCACCTTCAACGACTGGAAAAACCTTGGTCGTACAGTCAAGAAGGGCGAGAAGGCCATCGCGCTGGTGCAGCCAATCACCGTGGCCCGCAGGGATGCCGCAGGCAACAAGACCGATGAGGTCTTTACCCTGTTCACCCTCAAGAACCGCTGGTTCGTTATGAGCCAGACAGAGGGCCAAGATCTGGCCAGCGAGCCTGTGGTCCCACAGTGGGACAAAGCAAAGGCGCTCGAGGCCCTGAACATCACCGAGATTGACTTCGAGATGGCCGATGGTAACTGCCAAGGCTATGCCAAGGGTAGCGAGATTGCGATCAACCCAGTGGCTGCGCTGCCCCACAAGACGCGTTTCCACGAGATGGCACATGTTGTACTGGGCCACACAAAAGAATCGCGTATGGACGATTCTGAGGCCACCACGAGGGATATCCGCGAAGTAGAGGCCGAGTCAGTTGCATACATCCTGTGCTCGCTGCTCAACCTCGAGGGGCTCGCTGAGTGCCGCGGCTACATCCAGCACTGGCTGGGCAGCAACAAGATCGAAGACAAGTCGGCCCAAAAGATCTTCGCTGCAGCCAACAAGATTCTGGCAGCTGGCCAGTAATCAGTGAACCGGGATTGTGCTAGGCACTTTCTGAAAAGTGCTAGGCACTTTCCCTTTTTTGCAACACTTAGGGAAAGTACCTAGAAAATATTTTGGTTTTGGTGTTGACAGGCCTTAATCGTTTAATTTAATATTACATTACTGACAACGCAGTCAGGACAGCGAAAAGGAAAACATCATGAAATTAGTAAACAAAGTTATTGCAGAAATCAACGCTAACGAAGTTGCCGAGTCAGCATACGAAGCTGATTGCCTTCGTTGTAGCGCTCTTCAAGATATTCAAAAGTGGATCGGCATCGACGGTTTGTTTCAGTTTGCTAAAAATCATGGCGTTCTGGTTGACGGTTCAGCCGAAGAGTTTGCCCGTGAATTTTACGCAGCGTACAACAACGAAGTTCAGTTCGGTTATTAATTTCAGCAGGGGCGCAAGCCCCTTCTCACAGTGAACAAGGAAAACATCATGAAGACTTACAAGCAAGCCCTAGCCCAGCGCCATGCCAAGTATGCGCAGGACGCAATCCGCGCAGCCAAGCAGGCCGAGCACGACGCGAAGTTTGCAGTCAGGACCGACCTGCACCCAGCTGTTGGTGCCCTGATCAACGCCACTGGCGTGCGTTACTACGCATTCGTAAACGGTGTTTACCGCGAGGGCTCACCTGAGCACCTTGCTAGTCTTCTAACTCACAGCGCTTAAGGAGTAATCATGCAATTTGAATACCGCGTCGCAGGAATCCCAGCAATCATCAATGTCACTGCGTTAGATGTCCGCCGCAGTGGGATGTACAACAATGTCGTCAGCGAGTTCGAGGTGTGCGACCGCCGTGGCCGCTATGCTGCTTGGCTCGAGCGCAAGCTTGACGACGATATGATCGCAGACATCAAATACGAAATTGCTCAGAGGGCCTAATCATGCGTTACAGCGACTACATTGCACACCTGATCAAGAAGTTCCTATCGCCCGCTGATAGCGCAGGCGAGCAGCTGCTGCAGGATGTGAGCCAGATCCACTGGGACCTAACTCCCGATGGCACCTTCCTGAGCACCAAAAAGACCATCTTCGTAACCGATGAGGCTGGCAACAAATATCGCGTGACAGTGGAGGAAGTATGAGAGAATATCGACTATGGGATGAGGTCCTCGCGGGCCTCTCTTTCGTTGTATTTTTTGTGTTGATGTGCTTTATCTGAATCGATAAGGAAACGATACCGAATCGGTTTCGACTGGTTCGGTCCAACACGCATGAGGATTGAGGCGTGTACAAGCTGTCGGATGTGTTCCGTCTTTAAGTACAGTCCTCAGCCGTGTTGGTGGAGCCGAAAGATCACCGGAATGGATAGGTACAGCGGATGTCAAGACCCGTGAGCCAGTGCCACCAACAACTAGCGTTTCCCTCTCGTGTGTGGGTGATAGGAGGGTGTAGGTCAGACAAGTCGCCTGATGAAGCTGTAAGGCAGAAACCGCAAGGTCGCGACAGTTCCCCAGTCTGACTACGATGGGAACACGGCCACACTGACGCCTCGGAAAGACGAGGACCTATACGCATAACGGCTGCATGTAGTATTTATGCGTGTGGGTCGCAGGGGTTAGCGCCCTGTAGGCGTTGCACAAGGGTCCTTGGCAGGCACCCGCACTCTTCGCCGCTCTTTGATTTCGACACTGCTTTATGTGAGCCCACAAAAATTAGCAGGATTAGCAGAATTAGCATTAGCAAGCTGTAGTGTTGACAGCCGCGGCGGTGGTAGTAAAATGTGGTTATGTAGTCGGGATTGGAAAACCGATGAATAAGGCCGCTTTAATCTGTGTCCCGCCCCGCAAGGGGTCCAGCCCTACAAAGGCTGTTTTCCAATCGGGGCATAGACTAAAGCGGCTTTTCTATTTCCCGTACACCACACGACAGCAAAGGGCCTGAATGGGCCGCGTGGTAGGAAACACAGCCCCTTGATAACCCCAAGGCGAGGTTTGTAGCGTTAAATGGCGACTACAGTAGATTGCATGGCCGTGGTGAGACAAACATGCAGTTGATTGACCATTAACTCCGGTAGCACTGGCGCATAACGAATTCCTGTAATGCGTGGGTGAGGCAAGATAGACTTCGTATAACAACCGAAAGCTATCACCCTTGGGAGACTATGGGGTAAAATGAGACATCTCAAGCTGAGGGCTGAAAAGATGTCTGAGCCAAAACCTAAACGCGCTAACCCCGCAAAACCTAAAAAATCCGCACCAAAAGCTCCAGCCGTAAAACCGCGCATTGGAGCCCCAACCATATACAACAACCACATAGCCAGTGTCATCTGTACTCGCATAGCAGAGGGAGAGAGCTTAAGGGAAATTGTGAAGGACGCAGGGATGCCAGATCGGTCGACGGTGTACGATTGGTTAATTCGTCATCCTGTCTTTGCCGACCAGTACACACGCGCCCGGGAAGAGCAGGCCGATACGCTGGCTGATGAGATCATCGCAATTGCCGACGAGCAGCCCGAGGTCATCGCCGTGGTGGACAAGAACACAGGCGCCCTGATTGAGCACAAGCTTGATAACGCCTTCCTGCAGTGGCAGAAGAACCGGATCGACGCCCGCAAGTGGACGGCCATGAAGCTCAAGCCTAAGAAGTACGGCGAGAAGCTGGGCATCGGTGGAGTGGAGGGTGCGCCCCCGATCACCACGCAGGACATAACCTCGACCAAGCTGTTCGAGATGATCAAGAACATCGAGCTCAAGACCCGTGCTGGCTGAGATGCTAGATGAGGATCTGGCCCGGGAGTTCGACGGCCAGTCCCCTCACGATAAGCTTGCCGTGATGGCCCACCTGAAGTGGTTAGAGGGTGCCCATGGTTACCAGATCCCCCCACCTCTTGAGCACGCCTACACAGTCTGGATGATGCTGGCAGGCCGGGGTGCTGGCAAGACCAGATCCGCAGCCGAGGCCTTATGGTGGTGGGCATGGTGTCATAAGGGCTCTAGGAGCCTCGTATTGGCCCCTACAAGCAACGATATCAAGTTCACCTGTATGGAAGGTGCCTCAGGCCTTTTGGCGTGCATACCGCAGGAATTAGTCGAGGACTACAACAAGCAGGACCACCAGATCAAGCTGATCAATGGCTCGACCATCCGCGGGATCTCTGCTGACTCATACGAACGACTGCGCGGCCCTCAGTTTCACTTTGCATGGTGTGACGAGCTCGCAGCCTTCCATTACCTACAAGATGCGTGGGACATGATGATGTTCGGCCTACGCTTGGGGGAGCGCCCCCGGGTGATTGTGACTACCACGCCAAAGCCTAAGGACCTGATCCTCAAGCTGGTGGGCCGTGAGGGTACCGATGTGGTGATTGACCGGGCCTCGACCTATCAGAACGCCAAGAACCTAGCCCCAAGCTTTGCAGCGCAGCTCGAGCAGTACAAGGGCACCAAGCTGTACCAGCAAGAGGTGCTGGGTGAGATTGTCGACCTAGAAGACGGTAAGGTTGTGTCTCGTGACATGTTCAAGCTCTGGCCTGCTGAGAAACCATTCCCGCAGTTCGAGTTCATAGTCCAAAGCTATGACTGCGCGTTCAGTGACAAGACCTACAACGATCCGACGGCCATGACGACTTGGGGCGTGTTCAAGCCCATGGACGGTCCGATGTCGGTGCTGCTGATCGACTGCTGGGCCGAGCACCTGTCCTTCCCGGATCTGAAGCCCAAGGTCATTGAGGAGTTCAAGGTAAGCTATGGCGACGACAAGAAGGGCAAGCGCCCAGACCTGATCCTCGTTGAAGACAAGGCCGCAGGGATCTCGCTCATTCAGGAGCTGCAGCGCGCCCACCTGCCTGTGCGCAGCTGGAACCCGGGCCGTGCTGACAAGATGCAGCGGCTGCAGATCACCGCCTCCATCTTCGCCACTGGCCGCGTATGGTTGCCTGNGTCCACGGTCCGTAAGGGATATGTCAGGGACTGGTGTGAGGGGTTCCTGAGCCAGCTGTGTTCGTTCCCTGACTCGACGCATGACGATTATGTCGACAGCGCCACGCAGGCCATCAGGCTATTGAAAGACATGGGATTTCTCGACATCAACCCAGAGCCGCGTTATGATGACGATGACTTCGTCGACATCACACAGCGACGAGAAAACCCATACTCGGCGTGACCTATGGCAGACTACAAGAAAAGCATGGAGATGTTAGGTAGGATCGTCGATCTGAACCGTCCTCCAGCTCCGCAGCGCATTATTAGGGCCTCGGATGCATTCTCTCCCTTTGTCGACAAGGCCGTAGGCGTCACTATGGCGGACCGCACAAAGGCCGAA